ACCGGCACCCGCCAACCCTCGTCCGGCTTCCCCGTCGCCGGGTCCAGCGGGCGCTCCCAGATGCGCGACCGGATCGCCAGGTCCCGCCCCTGCCACTGCCCCGCCACCAGCGCCGTGCTGTCCCGCTTCGTCGAGGCGTCCCAGCCCAGGAACACCGGCAGCGCCGGGTCGAACTCCACCGCCTCGGCCGCGCACGCGGCCCACGCCCCCTCCGGCAGCCACTGGCTCTCGGCGGAGGTCCAGATGTCCAGGAAATACCGCTTGAAGTTCGCCGCGCCCTTGCGCCGCGCGTCCTTGTAGAACGGCAGATGCACGGTGACGCCATAGGAGGGATTCGCCTGCCCCAGCGCCCGGTCGAGCGCCGCGTCGTCCTCGATGTTCACATCCGGATCGACGCAGGTATAGACCGAGGCGTAAAACGCGTGGTCATCGATCTCGCCCGAGAGTATCTTCAGCGCGTGATCGTGGTAGCGACCGCACAGCGTCTCGGTATCCCACCCCGCCGTCGTGATCATCAGCACCAGCGGCTGCTCGCGCGCCGCCGTGCCGTTCGTCAGCACGTTGAAGAGCTGCTCGCCCGCCTCGTCGAACTCGTGCAGCTCGTCGAGCGTCACCCCGGAGAGGTTCAGACCGTCCTTCGTCTTCGCCTTCGCCGAGACGCGCATCAGCACCGCCGCCGGGTTGTCCTTGCGGACGATCTCCTTCGCGTAGCACTGCACCAGCGCCCGCAGCGTCGGCGACTGCTCGCACATCGCCTTCGCCGCGCCGAACACCAGATCGGCCTGCTCGTCGCTGTTCGAGCCGCACGCGATCTCCGGCGACTCCTCGTCATCCGCCAGCAGCAGGTAGAGGTCGATCGCCGCGATCATCTCGGTCTTCCCGTTCTTCTTCGGGATTTCCAGGTAGGCCCAGCGGTACCGCCGCAACCACCGCCCGTCCGGCTGTCGCTCGACCTCGAAGAGCTTGAATATCTCGACCTTCTGCCAGCGTTGCAGCGCGAACGGCTGCCCGCGCCACCGCCCTTTGGTCAGCACACAGTTCTGCTCGATGAAAGCGACCACCCGCGCCCCCACCGACCAGAACTCCCGCCCCCCCAGCCGCACCTTATCCGGCGCATAGGCATCGGCCAGCGTGGCGACCGCCGCGACCATCTACACCAACCCATCCAGATCGATCACGCCGTCCTCGCCCGGATCGACCGTCGCCGCCGCGCCCTGCCGTCGCACCAGCCGCTCGCGCAGCCCGTCCAGGCTCTCCGCCGCCTGCCCGATCGCGATCCCCAACCGCATCCGGCTCAGCGGCGTCATCCCGAACCGGTCCTCATACGCCATGATCTCCCGGCTCAGCCGCTCTTCCAGCCGCAGCAGCGGGTGGAGGACCACATTGCCGGTCGAGCCGAACGTGGTCAGCGGCAGCCGATCCTCCCCCTCGCCCCGGAACCGCTCGACCAGCCGATCCCGCTCGCTCACCAGCCAGATCCACCGCCGCAGCGCCGGTCCGTCCCCCTGGTAGTCCACCGCCCCGCCCAGCGGCGACCGCCAGAACTCCCGCCACACCGCCGCCGCCGCCTTCGACAGCCCCCGCGGCGCGGTCGGCACCTTCCGCGCCTGGTCCGCACTGAGCACCACCGCCGCGGTGCCCTTATACGCACTCCCCCGCCCCTGCAACCGCTCGGCGGGCTTCTGCCTGCGATTCGCCATTACCTATGCGCTTCCAGGTGGTGCCGATGGCACAACGTACGCCCATTCTCCACGGTGTGCGCCCCGCCCCGCGCCCTCGGCACGATGTGATCAGCCTGCACCCGGTCACCGCTGCCGCACACCACGCAGCGATAGCCGTCCCGCCGCTTCACCGCATCCGCCCAGCTCGTCGGCACCCGGTACGCCGCCGCGCACCGCCCGCAGCGGCTCCCCCGCCCGATGATCGCGGGGCACCCCAAGCATTTCCGCCGAACCATTTACGACCCTAGAATGCTATAATTGGCACGTTAGCTTCAACGGTGTCGGGGGCACTCAATACGCCGCCAGTCTCAAAACTGGCCGCTGTGTCCCCCGGGACCGGGAGCAACAAAAAGCCCCGGCAGTGCTCGTAACACTACCGAGGCGACGCACCCCGAACCTGTGTAGGAGGTTCCAAGATGCTCCCTCAGTCTACCACGCCTCGGACTCGCCACACTCAGCGTGTAGCCCGCCCTTGCGACGGCTGCGGCGCGACCGTGATGATCACCGTCTGCGACTCGCAGCGCACCACCAAATCCTACTGCTCTCCCGAGTGTCGCTCTCGGAAGGTTGACCACACATGCCCCGGCTGTGGCGTCGCCTTCTCGGTCACGCCCTCCCGGTTGCGACTGGCACAGGAAACGTTTTGCAGCAAGCTGTGCTGGCGAGAGACCTATCGCCGCCGCAACCATTCCCCAGCCATCTGTGCCAGGTGTGGCGGCACCTTCTTGTCCCGCAACTGTCAAACGAAGCGCGGGCGCGGCAAATATTGCTCGTTCGCCTGCCTCAAAGCCGACCGCACGCCGGAGCACCCATCAAAGCCGCGACTTGGAACCACCGGATGGCGCAGCGCAGTTCTTCGCCGCGACAACCGCACTTGCCGACGCTGCGGTGCAACCGAGAACCTGCACGCCCACCACATCAAGCCGTGGGCCAAATACCCCGACCTGCGCTACGTCCTGGACAATGGCGTCACGCTTTGTGAAACCTGCCATTCCGTCGAGCAT